CTAGAAATAAAAGAGTAGATAATATTGGCAAGTGCGCAAGTATTTGGCTTAGAATACAAGATGGACAAAATGAAGTAGAATCTAACTATGGTAGCTTTATTCTCGGTCAACAATGGGACTGGATCAAGAAAGAGTTAGAAAAAGATAAAGACTCTAGGCGATGTACAATTGTAATAGGTCAACCTTATCATAAAACAAAAAACTGGCACGATATTCCATGTACGCAATACCTTCAAGTATTTATTCGAGATAATAAATTGCACTTAGGTGTTAACATGCGAAGTAATGATATTATATTTGGTATGTGTAACGACATATTTAATTTTGCACTATTTCAACAGTTAATGTTAAATGAACTAAGAGAAATATATCCAGACCTAGAACTAGGTTCTTATTATCATCAAGCAGGTAGTTTACATTTATATGATATGCACTATAATATGAGAGATAATATACTTATGGATGCATCTAAAAAAGTCCGCAATGAATTGGTAGATATAAAAAATTGCAAATGGATATTAAAACCTGAAATAACTATAGATTATATAGACAAAGAAAAAATATTTTTACCACAAAAAAGCATGGAAAAATTAGAATTGGTAGATTTTACAAACAAACAAATAAAAAAATTATTTATATGAAAAAGAAAGAATCAATACTTAAAAGGGCTGACGAAATAATTCATAACCGATCAGAAGAAAAAGAAAGAAAATACGGACCATTTAGTGAAGGCATGGAAAGAGCTGCAAAAATTGCCAGTGGTATGACTGGTAAAGACTTTGAGGCTGAAGATATGTATGCTGCGCTGGTAGCTTTAAAACTATCTAGGCATTCTTATAACTATAGAGAAGATAACTTATTAGACTGCGTAGCTTATTTAGGCGGTTTAGACAACTATATTAAGGAGAAAAAGAAATGAAAATAACAAAAATTAAAGATGTAAAGACTCCAACAAGAGCAAACACAACCGATGCTGGTGTAGATTTTTTTATACCAAATGATTATACTGGTAAAACTGACTTACCACCTGGAGAATCATGTTTTATTCCAAGTGGGATAAAAGTAAACGTACCTGAAGGATATGCTTTAATAGCATTTAATAAATCTGGAGTTGCTACTAAAAAAGGATTACATGTAGGAGCCTGTGTAGTTGATTGTGGTTATCAAGGAGAACTGCATATAAACTTAACAAACGTAAGCGCAGAATACCAAACAATTGCAGCAGGAGATAAAATAGTTCAGTTTGTACTATTACCACTAGGTGATCCAACCATAGAATTAGTAGAAGAAAATAATTTATATGAATCAGTATCCACAAGAGGAGAAGGAGGATTTGGTTCATCAGGAACAAAGTAAAATATGATAACATTAGTAGATAAAATTAAAGATAAAGGTATTAAAATAGGTATTGACGGACTTTCCGGTGCAATATCAAAAAGAATATCAAACCATAACGGGGCATGGGCTCACAAGGTAATGAACCAATGTATAAATGCAGGATATACTGACGTAACAATTTTAGATAAATCAGAAAAACTAAATAGTTACGACGTAATTATACTCTATATGGGTATAAGTTATGAAGGAACACTTAATCTTTTTGGAGGCCTAGGCGATGACTTTTGTAAAAAACTTATTCAACTAGAAAGCTTTCCAGGAAAACTATTATCCTTACAACATGAAATGCCAGATTTGGTAGATATGGTTTCAAAAAGACTTAAAAATAGTTCAACATCTCCTTTAGCCCATATAATAGATTTAGAAGAATTACAAAAAGCAGTTAACAAAACAGAAAAATTTGATATAGTAGAAAAAACCACAAAATTATGTTTTGGTGATAGCCACTCTTTTTCAATGTATCAACCAGGATATATGACTAGTCGTAACGACGGATTAACCCTTTATTCTGTATTAAGAGACGGTTTAAAGGATAAAATACTAGAAAAATCTGGAATAAATACTGAAGACTTAACCCATTTAACATTTTACGCAGGTAATATAGATATTAGACACCACTTATGTAGAAGAGAAGACTATTCTAAAGCTACTGAGGTTATGGTATTATATTTGGCAGATCAAATAAATTGTTTAAATATAAAAAATGTAGAATTAGTGCATGCTCTACCAATTGAAGATGAAAGTAGAAAATTACCTAAAACAGGATATTATAAAGATACTCCATTTTACGGAACATGGGAACAAAGATCAGAAGTTGTAAAAACATTTAATAAAACTATAGATACTGTTTGTGAACTATATGGTTGGACAGCTAAATCATGGCCGTCTAATATATTAAATGATAAAAAACAATTATCGTTTGACGCAATGGAAAAACCTAAAAGTGTTCACTTAAGCAGAGAATATTATAGATGGGATATGGAAAATAATTGCGAAAATAAATACCACAAAAGTGTAGTTTTTTCGTTCTAACTTAGTATTTATATTGGGGAAAATAAAAGTGAAATAATTTTTCCGATTAAAAAAAATTTATTATATTATATAAAATAACAATTAAAGAGGAATCAAAATGGCAAAAAATAGTAAAATTAAAGTAGGAATTATAGGAACAGGAAACTGTGCAAAGTCGCTTGTAGAAGGCGTACAATATTATGCTGAAAATATTAAAGCAGAAACAGGAGTAATGAAAACAGATATTGGAGGTTATTTAGCAGGAGATGTTGAATTTGTAGTAGGGTTTGATATTGACGAACGTAAAACTGGTTTACCATTAGGTGAAGCATTACAACAACGACCAAACTGTGCATGGAATATTGTAGATAATATTGAATCTAAAGCACCAGTATTTGAAGCACCTGTTATCGATGGTTATGCTGGTTTAATGGATAATTATCCTGAAGAAAATAGATTCTTAGTTTCTGAAAAGCTAAGAAATTCTACAGATATGAATAGAGTATCTTGGACCAATAAATTAGAAAGAAAATGGAAAGATACCATAATTAAAGAATTAAAATCAAAAAAAGTAGAAGTACTTGTTAACTATTTACCCGTTGGTTCACAAAAAACTACAGAATTTTGGGCTGAAATTTGTTTAGAAACTGGAATTTCTTTTGTAAATTGTATCCCAGTATTTATTGCATCTGACCCAGCTTGGGAACAAAGATTTATTGATGCTGGTATACCATTAATTGGAGACGATATGCGTTCTCAATTTGGGGCAAGTATTTTATCTCAGATGCTACAAGAATTAGCATTTGAAAGAGGTCACCATGTAAAAGCACACATCCAAAGAAATGTTGGTGGTAATACTGACTTTTTAAATATGGAAGACAAAACCAGATTAGCTTCAAAAAAGATTTCTAAAGAAAATGTTATTAGAGCTCAAAATGAAATTAGAGGTATTTCTACTGAAGATTCATTCCTCCATGCAGGACCTTCTGAATATATTCATTTTTACGGAGATAATAAAGTTGCAAACTTTAGATTAGAGCTTGAAGGTTTTGGCGGTTCTCCAGTATTGTTTGATGCCCAATTAAGTGTTCAAGACAGTCCAAATTCTGCAGGAGTAGTAATAGATGCAATAAGATACTTAAAAGTTGCAAGAGAATTAGGAGTAGTAGGAGCACTAAGAGGTCCATCTGCTTTTACTCAAAAAACTCCACCAGATCAAATGATGTTTTCAGACGCTGTTTATGAATGTACTGAACTAGCAAACAGAAGGTTAACTGAATCTACTTCAAAACAAATGAATAAATAATTATGAAAGTAAACGGATTTGATATTGATGGAGTAATCCATTTAGGAAATGGAATATGCGGCGTAAGACCAGGCCCAAACGATGTAATAATAACTGGCAGAAGCCATGAAGAAGAGCCAGAAACAAAAGCTTTCTTACACAAACATGGTATAAAAAATGAAGTTTATTTTAATCCTTTACCGTTTAAGGTAAAATCTAGAGAATCTTCTGGTACCCATAAAGCTAGAACTTTACAGTGGTTAAAAGAAGTAAAAACTATAGATGTTCAATTTTTCTTTGAAGACGATGAGGTACAAAAAGCAGAAATAGAAAAAAGCTGGAACGGTAAAGTAATACACGTTTCACACGATTTTACTGAAAAAGAAAATGTAAGACACTTAGAGGATTTGCATGCCTAATATTTTAATACCAGCTGGAAGCACAAAAGACCAATCACTCAGAAATTCTATTGATTGGGATGTACTAAAAGATTATGAGCATTTTGTTAAGATGGTTAATAAACGAACACTATTTCAAAAAGGAATATTAGAGTCATACACTCCAACAGACCCAGCTTTGGGATTAGAAGTAGAATATTTTCACCCTTCAATAACTGCAGATGATAGAATGGTGTACATTATGGAAAATATTGTTACTGTGCCAGGACTAAAATGGCAAAACGTTATTGGTAACACTATTATATCTCACTTTTATGGAGCAAGAGGCGTTCATAATGTTTTAACTGGCATTGATGATGATAAAAAAGCCCATATTGATTTTATTCTACTAGGAAAAGAGCAACAACAGTTTAAAGAAACTGGTGAGGTAGGAGAATACACTAAAAAACTTAGAAAAATTGCAGTTGCAGCTAAAGAAAATAAACAAAAAATATGGGGTACAACTGAACTTCATACAAGCATACAAACTGCCGGTAGAAGATTTGTTAATGAATGGTATCTAGGAAATGCTAGACACGACGACAAAGGAACATGGTCAAATGTTTCAGAATGGATAGCATCTTGGACACATAGACCTTCTGGACATAATCCTAAAAAAACAGTTATGACAGGCATGAGAGAAGCAAAAGACCTTTATGAAGGATTTTTATACTTAACAGGCGAAAATATGATTGGAGACTATTACGGTTACCATTGCTCAACATCAAACTCTGTTAATCCAAAATTAAACTTTAGCCATGATTCAAAGTTTGTAGCTCCAGGTCCAGGAGCATGTGAAACTCTAGAATTAATGTTTCCAGGTTTATCTAAAAAAGAAGTACCTTTAGGCGAAAGAGTTGTTTGGATACGAGAAAACCAAAAAGAAATTTTAGATATACAGTTTCATAAAGAATTGTGGAACTATACAACAGAAAATGGTATTAAAATATTTGAAGATGAGCAAAATGAATTAAAATCATACGGTACTGAAGTAAGTCTTTGCCAGTACTCTGTTTACTGCAGGCTTAAAAATAATCCTCACTTAATAAAAAAGAGGAAAGTTGCTAGAGTTGCTCCAAAAGCAAAACCTCAACTACTATTTGAAAAAACAGAAATGGAAGAGGTATTAGTAGGAGAAACTTGTAAAGTTAAAATGATTAAAGAAGAACCATCTTCTATAATTGTTTCAAAAATAAAAACTGCTAAAACTAAAAAAATAACCTTAAACCAACCAAATATAGATTTAATAAAAAGAATAATGTCTTCATTGGGTAATACTTCCATAAGACACGATCAAGTATTAAAGGTTATTATATCAGAAGGTGGCCACGGATTAAGACTTGACAGCAATTGGAAAGAGAGCTGGGCAATAATGCAAGAAATGGTTAAAGCAAACATGCTAATTAAAACTGGACAATACTACGATCTAAATTGTTAATAACTTTTAACCAAATATTTTTTTATTTCAAATAAATTGTTTATATTACCTATATAAAAATTAAACTATGAGCACATTCAAACTATCAAGAATAACGTCAAAATTTGACAAAGGAATTTATAAAATTTACCAATTTGGCTATGACGAAAACGGAAATTTTACAACTAAGGTTGATAATTTTAAAGATTATTTCTATTATTCTGCAAAACACATTGAAGATATATTAGACATCAAGCAATTTGATTGTAGTGATACTACTATATACAAATCCTTACACGAAGAAGAGGTATATAAAGTTAGTTATACCTCTATAAAAATGAGAAATCAAGTAGGAAAAGATTATCCAGGAAGAATATATGAGTCAGATAA